CCCCCGCCTCTGGTTGCTCCTACAGGAGTTCCTACCCCGGTGTCCTCGTTGTAATTTAAGAGTACTTCACCAGGGCCAAAGACAATGTTCTCTTTTGTTTCCGTGGTTAATCCGCTTTTCATTTTATCCTCCTAATATTTTGGAAAAAGTAAATATGCCTCGATTTGCTATCCCATGAACCCTTCTCTCTCCAGTATTGATTCTGCTTCAGATGCTTTAAAAAGACGGATATCAAACAAGATTACATAATGATAAATACCCGGCTCATCAGTGACGAAGTTATCTGCCTGCAGATTAAATCTGGCTCCCGATATGTCTTCATCGTTATAGAGTAGTTGGTCGAACAAGGCTATGATGCGCGAACGCATACTTAGGATTCGGGTGATATTACTGCCTGTATCCCACAAATGGATTGTCAGCCCGCCTGTGCAGAAGGGAAAGGGTTTGTCTGTCTCCCGAAGTGAGAGCTCATGGACTATATAGGGCTTCGGCGTATCAGCAGGGGCGGTTATCGGATGTACTCTGATAGTGTCCATGATGGTTGCCAGCTGGCTATCTTCTGTCAGAGTCTCATATACTTTTGAGATTAATGCCGCTTGGGTATCCATCAAAACCACACTCGCATAAAAATATCTTTGACACCTTCTGAGACTGAATCAAACGAACGCTTAAGCCATGGACGGGCCTTCATTTTGGATGTTCCGAATTCCAGCATCGGGCCATACACTACCTCAGTTCCAACATACCCGATTATGTTTTTACCTGAACCTGAGGTGGGTTCTATTTTGCTATCTACATTTGACCCATGCTCTCGCCATACTTTCGCGACCTGTTTCCCGTCAACCTCGACAGAGGCTTTAAGAGACTGCCTTAATTGGCCGGTGGCGGCTGCGGGGTATTCATCTTCAGTTGATGCGTTGTATTTCGTTTTAGTGCCGGGTACATAGTATTCCTTACCGGAACGCGGCCCTGAGAGGTTTTCAAGCGTTGTGTTTCTGACGAGGTTTGCCGCTTCCCACATTCTTTCCCTTGCGGTTTCGTCTATCTTGTTTATGACGCCGGATATATCCTCACGAAAGGCGATGTCAACACCCATTAGCCACCTCGCTTAGTCATGACAATAGTCTTTCCTTCAACGTATTGGGCTGACTCTGCCAACTCATAGATAACGCCCTGGTAGCATATTCTTTGTTTGCCCAGAGAGAGCGTAACTATGCCATCAAAGAGAAACTTATCAGTCACGATGGTATTATTTTGCATAAAGGCCGTTCGGGTTATCACGTCAACGGATATACGCCTGCACCAACGTGTCTCACCATTTACCCAGGCTTCAGTTTCGCCCATAGCCCCTGTGGTTGAAGATTTATTCTGGATAGTGCATTTGGTCTTAATAAAATTGGTTATCATAATATTCGCTTCCTGAGCGATGAGAGCTTAGCCTTGGCGTTTTCCGGCAATTCCTCTTCGCCGGTATATGCTACCGACCCAATGCCGGCGATGCTTTCACTGGTTACTCCCATTCGGTTATTCCACCAGGCTGCCAAGGCATTAAGGACTGCCAATTTAGCCGCATACGGTATAGCTGCCTGCCCGTAAGAATCGGCATATCCTGCTGTATACGCAATTTCAATAACAGAGTCTTTCTGCCATATCCGGCCTGTTAAACGCCCGATAGAGAGTTGGGCGATATAGTCGGATTCTTCAAGTTCCACCCCATCTACAATAACGGCCTCAACGCTTTCTACAGGTAACCGATATAGGTTGATAGCTTGTTTGCCATTCCCAATGTGAGTTTCGGTTATACCCCGTTTGACCCAACAGGAACTGCAGTAGTCCTCGGTTTTTGCAGTAGCAGTTTCAATCAGAAACTCTAAAGTTAAGTCATCATCATCCCCATCAACGTGCAAGAAGTTTTTGGCTTCTTCAAGGGTTACAATCGCATATTCAGATAGGCTCATTTTCGTGCCCTTCTGGCTTGGCGCCGGGTGGGTTTATTTTCAGGGGGAGTAATAACCTTATTCTCAGGAGAAAGTTTCTTAACAGGTTCTCTGATTGGCTCTGCGTCACCTTGTGTAATCCAGCGTTGGGCTACCGCCGGCGTGATATCTATTACATTGCCCTTAATTAGCCTGCCCTTAGTAGTTTCAAATGGTTTAAGAATTCTGATTTTCATTCGTCTAACCCCCATGCTTCGTTAGTATCAAAGGCTACAACTGGTCTTTTGGTGAGTTGATAAATCCTCTCAGCTTGCTTGGCCGAACTCTCAATGAATAACCGGGCATCACTTTTTCCATAGAACGATGCTTTAAATTCTGCAGCGTTGGCCCATTGGTTACGATTACACATAATCAGCTGACCGTAAGAAATCCCGTGTATGGCCAGCCATGCTTCGGTTATAGCTCTATGTTCTTCCCTCCGCCAGGTAATCAATGTGCCTATGTTCTGAGGTTTGATTTTGAGAGGGACAGTCTGAAGCCAATCCACATATGATTGGATGTTATCATCCTCACCGTCCCAATTTGGGCATAGAATCCCGTCTATATCCATCATGGTGCCGGGTAAGTGGACGGCATCGCAATGAGTCCACTGGTAATGACGAGGGCCAATCAGTTCACATCCGTAACAGTCAATAATGCCGACCCTTAGTTTCTCATCCGGTTTTGATACATATACTGCGCCATAACACAGCTGATAGTCGCCGGAGGGAATTCGGGATTTAGCATCCTTCATGGCATTGCCGGAGGCACAGATATCATCTACAACCAGAACCCGCTTTATATCGGTCTTCTCCTTGCGGTGTTTGATGCCGGATTGGTAAATATGCCCTGATATGAAACTATCCAGGTCGGTAAAAGGGATGTTGCGATATATTGATACCAGATAAGCTATTAGCATCCCGTCTCTGGGTATGCCCACTATTAAATCTACGTCTGGTATTTTGGGTAAGAATTCGTGGATGAGGTCATGTGTCAAACGGTCAATGGTGTAATAATTCCTGACAGGTTTGGTTTTAATATACTGAGGTGTAATTGTCTTTTTGATAGGTACGAGTGCCGGCTGCTTAAGTATCTTTAGAAATTTGATATACTCACCGGGATAATCAAAGTCGGTGGTCTCATCATCTATATCGGTCAGCATGGGTGTTAATTGGGCATCGTCTGCTGTGTGGTCTTTGGTGCGTTTATTAATCGGTATACCCAGACAATGAATAAGTAGATGCCCGCCAAGTGAATTAAGTACCTGGTGGCTGGCGTGCATTTCCCTTAATTCCTCTGCCTTTTGTATGATGAAGCTATTAGCTTTAATAGCGTAAATTTCCCTGTTATTTTTGATGATGCCGGCATGTCTCCGGCCGAAGAACCTGAAATCATTAGTATCGGTCAGAATGGTATCAATAGCCGGTTCTGTGTAATGGACATCGCCATACAGATATATGGCTGGTGATAATTCACGTGCCCCGTAAATACGGTCTATTGAGTACTGGTTATGTTCCAAATTGATGTACTCTCTGACCCCTAAATCTCCATACTGGCCAGCCGTTCGGACAGTAACCCAGATATCGCTTATACCGCGTTCTTTAAGGAGACGGATAGTCCGTTTGATAATGGGTTCACCGTTTACGGGAGCCAATTGCTTTGGCATACCCAGATAATTGTTCCATCTACGGCAGACACCCGCTGCCATGATAACCACCCGCTGGTTTGGATTTATATTATCAGGGTGTTTATAGTCCGGTCTGGACAATTGTATTGGGCGTACTACTGACGTTTGAACAGGTGTTATCTTGTTTGTCCGCCGGCTAAGAGTTACTACCACCATTTCATATCACCTCATACTGTACGGGGGGGGCAGAAATGCCCCCCCGTAGCTTTAATTTGTTGGCCTAAAGACTGGTCTAGCTGCCGGAGCTGAATGAGCCGTAAACGAAAGCCTGAGGCCGATAGATGGTCAACCCGAAGCGTTCTTCAACCAAGATAGCAACCGTGTTTTGAATGAAATAAGACGCATGGTGTTCGGATACCCGGACGCTAACGCCTTCCCTGTCCCAAATTTGAGCGCCCAGACGGAATGCGCCGGTCAGGAATGTACCCGCTTCTATGGCATCACTTTCAACAACAGGTACGCGCCACAGACGGGCAGTTCCGCCATCAACAACTGATACCCAGATGTAGCGTTCCTGAGTGTCTTTCAGCAATTCCATAGCTGCCCAATCAACCGGGTTAATGACAATGCCGGAGACGGGGTACTGAGCCTGCCGGGCCTGCAGAATGGCCACTCTGATTTTGTCTATCCGAGTTATGGCTTCAACGCCCAGTGCAGTCTCCAGAGTTTCGTCGTAGGCAGTGGCTGCATCAATCAAAGCATCAGCCAAAACGCCATCCTCTACCAACTTAAGCCCATAAGTGAGGCGCTCGTTGATATAGCTCTGGAGCTGGGGAGCATCAGCTATGACCTGGCGGGAAGCAGGAATCCAGTGCGCATATGTGCCAACGCTGGCAACTTTCTTGTCAAAGCGCAGGGTAGATTCAGGTTTGTTAACGACAGACCCCTGAACGCTTTCGGCTACCGCTGCAGCTGCATTGGTGAAGAGTGTCTCTTCAATGTATTCTATGGCGTTAGAGGTGGTGTTGCCGGGAGCGAGTAGGTTTCTGATTCGGAGAGCCTGTTCAGGTGCGGCTACTATGCCGGGTACACGCTCAGGCACTATCAAGTCACCCGCTGAGGAAAGGTTGCTGGAAATGATTTCTTTGACCTCAAACCGGGAAGATTCATAGTTCCCTGACTGGATCATATCTTTGTAGGCTTTGGACTCGATGAACTGGCGTCCAATGCTCTTACCGGGTGTGGACGGATGAAGTCCTACGGGTGTCTCGCTCTTTTCAACCCGTACGTGCAGGTCATCAAGTTTCTTTTCCAAAGTGGCAATTGTTGACTTGGTTTCTTTGGATATTTCGCCGGCGGCTTTGATGTCCTGGTCAGCCCGCTCTCTCCAATTCAGAAGGTCATCGGCTAGGCCATTTACCTTAGCAAGAATATCCTCGGTTTTTACTTCCTGTTTTCCTTCAGACATGTGTTTGTACTCCTATTCGTTTTGTAATTTCGTCTATTCGGGAATCAGCTGTTTTAGCATCAAATCCCCATAATTTAGCCCGGATAGCGTCTATCTGTGCGGCTTCCTTTGATTCGTCCGGCGGGGGAGTGGTTTTACCCGGCTCCGCTTCGTCTTCAGTTTCGGCCAGAAGTGCTAATAGGACATCCGTAGCGTGTTGGACTGCTTCTTTATTTCGGGCGCTCAATATCCGGCCTGATTTTCTTGCGAGTATGGCAAGAGCCGATTTGAAAGCGCCGTTACTCTCCATTGCGTCTATCCAGTTATTAAAGGTACCCGAAAATTCATCAACAGCTTGACGCAGAGAGTTGACTTTATCGGTTTCCTCTTCATCGCGCATAATTCCCATGATTACGTTTTCCATCGTGCTAAATATGCGCCAGAGTTTGCTTATAAGCTCTTCGTTTGTTAAGGCTTCTGCAAAGGTCATCGCCTTAACATTGTGTATTACTGCCATATCATCTGCGGCGAAATTCCCCGGTACTAACCCTATCTCATATAGTTTTATTTCCTGCAGATGCCGGATGCCGTTTTTAATTTCCCATTTGATGGCTTCGTATCCTATAGACAGCGTCCTGATTACCCCGGCTTTCATGAGCAGGTAAGCCTCTTCGCCCTTTTGGATACCTCTAAGGATTTGCCCTTTAACTACGATACCGTCCGTACTATCGGTAATCGGGCCAATACCAATCGGTGAATCAGTATCATGCGGAGGAAAGGTGAGCATAACTCCGTTGTTGTTTTCCTGAATGGTTTTGGTAAAAGACCCCGGTTCCACAATATCTTTGACCTTATCGGGAGACTTACGATAGGCTGAGGCTATTCCCTCGAAATTTCCTGTTTGTTCGTCAAACTCCTTCATTTGAAATCGGAAGTTTTTCTTTTCCACCTGTTTTACTCCTTAAAAAATTGTTCCACGCATCGGCAGTTGATAATATTTTCCGGCCCGCCAGCCGGGTCACCCACATGGGCCATACCATTGGAATATTGCTCATCAATGCCCACTGTCTGCCCATCTAAAGCAACATGAGCATCCCGGACTCTATCATCCCGACTTGATAGCCAGCGGCGCTTATTAGCCCCTGATTGTTTGCCTGCAGCCGATTGACCATATCCGGCTGCAATAGCTGTTTCAGTCCGAGCAACTCGCATTGCCAGACTGCGGGCGTTGTCTGTATAAAATTGCTTGATTGACTTGGCTATTTGGGTGTTGGAGAGGTTATTGCTTATCCCATAGGTTATAAGGTCGTGCATGGCGGACTGCTGGGTCTCCATGATAGTTTTAACTGATTCGGCAGCGTGAGCAGTAGCCCAAGCTTTAATTGCCGCTGAGAATGGGTCAAATTTGAATTCCAGTAACTGATTATTGGTTTTTAATCGGTCAGCGGTCTGTTTGCCGAAATCTTCTATCAGGGTAAGGGTAATAGCGGTTAAAGTCTTTTCCCATTCGGGGGACAGGCTCTTGAAAACATCATCAAGGCTATCGGGGTTTTTGGCTACGGCGCTGCCCAATTTGGTATATAGAGGCTCGAATCGTTTTTCCAGTACACCCCACCAGCCAATCCGGCGGGAATCTATGCGCTTCCATTCGGCTACCTTTTGTTCCTCTGTCATGTCCATGTGAAGTGACTTAGCCCCGGTGGTCTCTGGCTCGTCCACTATTTCAGGTAGCCCGCTTTCCATAACCGGGGCTACGCTGAATGGTAAATATGACCTTCCCCAACCTGGGAATTCATCAATGCCCAGTTCCAAAATCTTATTTATTTGCTTTAAGGGGACACCCATGCTCCATAACCTTGCAGCCTGTTCACTCTTCTTGCTGAAGTCTTCCCTGAGAGCTGTAACATTAGATACGTCATAGGCAATTTTGATATCTCCGCCATACAGCGGAGCCACCTTGAGATTGAGAGTGGATTTGATATCATCCAGCATGGGGATAGCATTGTCCTCATATAGAGACCTACGGGCCTCTTGCACATTATTAAAAGAGGAATGCTCGCGGTCTCCCAACCACCAGGGGTCAAGACCAATGGCGGCAGCCAGCTGTCTTATGTTAGTCCAGAGCGAATTGTTGTAATCCAGCTCTATCGGAGTCATATTCGCTTCTATCCAGTTCATCTTGCGGGGATAAAGCCAGGGCATTCTCCGAGACGATTTGTCCAGATAACTCTCTTGGAATTTGCGTTTGAAGTCGTCAAATTGTTCAGGGGTCAAGGGTTCTTCCGGGAAGAGATGACCTGACGGCATACCCCGGTTCTGCATAGATACCTTTTGGGTATCCAGCCCCTCGTTGTAGATATCAATAACCCGTCCAGCTGGCATGATAGCCCCCATACCGGTATAGAAATTACCTGGGTCTATCTGCTTAAACTGAATAAAGGTCTCTTTGGCTACTGTATGTTTGACACCTGATTCGTCCGTATATTGCCAGCCTTCCAGCCATTTATTACGGTCTCTGGAAGGAATAGGCTGTATTTGGTCGGGCATTTCCATCCAGAACTCGCGAGGCTGCTGGTTGACATATATCGGGCGGATATAAGCATTACCGATTAGCATCAAGTGGCCGACAATGTATTCCATATTGTCCTGGCCGGAAAATTCAGGATTGGGATAATTCCATGCATGGACAAAAGGATGGTCAGGTATCTGCTCGCCTTTTTTATCCAGTACAATCCATGGTATGCCGGAGACCGCTTGAATCAATGACCTGATACCCCGATAGATGGGTATAGCCATTTTATAGCCTTCCCTGATGGCTTTTGAGGCAGGTATGTCAGTGTAGACTGGTCTGCCGGGCAAGGAAAACATGGAATATAGCCCCTGGAAGAAGCCGACAAATTCCGGCGATGTTAAATCAAAGCTCTTCTTATCCAGCATGGATAGTGCTATTTTGTTTCGGATTTTGTCTAACATACTCGCTCCGTTTAACCCACATCAAAATAGGTGTTGCAGTTATTCAGGTAGTTTATTGCTTGGCTCATAGCGTCCACTTGGTCATCATGTGCTCCGTTTGGAAAATTGGCGCACTCTTCAACAAAGTCGTTGACCCAGCTGGTGTTTTCAGGCAGGTAAACATTGCCGGCTTCGATATCCGGGCTGGCCGCTTGTGCCCGGACTATTTTGCCGCCTGCCGGTTCAATTGGGATTAACCCGGCTATTCGGTGTTTCAGGGTGGATATAATGGCTGGGCCATTGGCTTTATCTTCTATCAGTTTCACAGTTGCCTTTGGCCACTTGGCTGACAAGGCTAATATAGAGGCAATAGAAGCCGGGAAATCCATTCTGGCCCTTACCTGGTCTAACAGGTATTTATCAGCTCCCGCCTTGCCCCAGACTTGGCCAACCACAAAGTCGGTGCCGGCGGAATCTTTGAACGAGCAGTCCCAAGATTGAATAACTGAATCAAATTTTGAAGGTGGTTGCCGATAATATTTCCACCAGGAACGGTTTAAAATATTGCCTGACGGTGATGATGGCCGTTGCTGGTAAAGAGATTCCCAGCCATAACCGCCTGAAGTAGCCTTAGTTTTCAGCAGTGTTTCTAATGAGTAGCGTTCTGGCCAAAGAGGTTCACCTGCTTTTCTTGGGTCACAGTCCATTAGCTGCCCATCTGCAATAGCGGGGAAACAAACTACCGTCCATTGTTCGGCTGCGGGGTCTGATTTTGCCAGCTTAAGCAGCCGCCCGGCCAAATCATCTTCGTGCCAGCGTGTCATGGTTAAAAGGATTCTGGCATCCTTGCGGAGACGTGTCTGGAAAGTTGAGGTGTACCAGTCCCATATGGAATTGCGATAGGTTATAGATTCAGCTTCTGCCCGGTTCTTAATAGGGTCATCTATTATTCCCCAGATGCAGCCTATACCTGTAATAGACCCACCGATGCCGGCACTTTTGTAGTAGCCTTTATGCCCAACTACTTCAAAGATGTCTGAGTTGCGCAGGTATGCCCCTTGAGATACTGTCCTGACATTTTCACCGAAGAGCTTAGTATCTGGGAACAAAACTGGATACTGGTCTCCGTCAATAATCCGCTGCACATCTCGGTTCATCATAGAAGCAAGGTCAGCCCCGTAACTGGTGGCTATTATTGAATCATCCGGGAATTTGCCCAGAATGAAAGCCGGCAGACGCCGTGATACAAGTTCAGACTTGCCGTTTTGAGGCGGCATGAACACCATGAGCCGTTTTATTTCACCTGAAATAAATTTATCCAGATATTGGCATAACTCAATATGATGCCAGTTAGCCTGGTAGTCTGGATAAGTGTACCGGGTAAAATCCAGAAGATTACTTCGGGCCTGGCGCCTTCTTAGTAATTCTCGTGCTGCCTTCACCTTCTTTGATAATTCTGATGAGTTCGTCATCTGTGTAACTTTCAACATTTAGATTTATGCTGCGTGCATCTATGTTGAGTAATGTTCCGGTTTCGTAGATATGCTCCATCTTGTTTAGCTCGGCGATAGCCCGAACCGGGTCATGGAGTTTAATATCTGTAATGACAGTAGGGTGGTCTCCGTCCTTGTCATACTCGGTAGAGGATTTAATTGATAGGATGGCCGCGCTCTGGCATCCATCTATACCAACATTTATCCAAGAGCCGTCCGGCCCGCACGAAACCAAATCAGATAGTCTTGCTCTGGCTATTTCGGACAGCCTCTCCTTACGCTCCTGAACGCTCATGACGGCATCCGCAGCGACCTTAGCCTGCAGTTCTTCAAGGCGTTCCAAGATATTAGGTTTTTTTAGGTTTTCCGTAGCTATTACGGCAGCAGTCTTGGATGAATAACCGGCCTTTATTGCTGCTTCAGTAGCATTGCCAAGTTTGAAGTAAGTAACTGCGAATTTCTCTTGCTTGACTGTTAGTTTCTTGTTGGGCATATCCGCCCCCGGAGTAAAAATATTTTGCCTTGAGTATTGACATATGATACTAAATATAGTATCATCTAAGTATAAGAAATTAGGACTGAGCGATGAGTATAGAGAAACTGATAAACCAGATAAAGGCTAACCCAAACAAAGTAACTGAAGCTGATTGTGATAAACTTCTTATCGCTTCTGGCTACGAACTGAGAAGGTCAGCAGGAAGTCACAAGGTTTATCACAAAGCAAATTCAATGCCAATCACGATAATAAGCCCTAAGTCATCAAAGTATGTTAGACCTGAATACGTAGAACGAATGACAAAGATGCTAAAGCTGGGGGAATAATCCCCAGCTTGGATAGGAGTTAAGAAATGCCAAATGCTATTAAAACTAGACGTCAACCACTAGAATATTACCTTGGTCTGGAATACCCAATTAAACTTATTCCCTCAAAAGTGGGCGGGTATGTAGTTGAAATTGAAGAACTTCCTGGTTGTCTCTCTGAGGGTGATACTTCAGAAGAAGCACTTGCCAATATTCAGGAGGCCCGTCAACTCTGGATAGAAACCGCTTATGAAGATGGGCAGGATATTCCGCTTCCCAGAACCGAGCGGGAGTATAGCGGGCGGTTTGTGGTGCGTATGCCCAAAGAGCTTCATGCCAAACTTGACAGGGCAGCTGAGCAGAATAACGTCAGCCTGAATACGTACATGGTGCATAAACTGTCTGAGCGTAAGGCTTAATTTATGGAAACAATCTCAAAGAACTTGGACTACTACATGGGATTGCCATATACAGTAGTCATTGAACCAGACGAAGATAATGACGGCGGGACTTACTATGTTGCCAGAGCCTTAGAATTAACAGGTTGCATAGGCGATGGAGACACTCCAGAAGAAGCCCTTGAAAGTCTGGCTATCCACAAGAGAATGTGGATTGAATCCCAATTGGCTGACGGGGCATCCATTCCTGAACCGCAGCAGAAGTTCAACGATTATACAAAACTTATTGCTTAACTATTCCTCTTGGCGGATAATCCAGAAAACTCTAGCGGGAGGGTAATAAAATGCTGTGGTGGTGGATTGCCCTTTATATCCTTGCTATCGCTATTCCGTTAGTTCTGGCTTTAACAAAGCGTATTCATTTGTCACTTGCAACTATTCTTGCTGGCATATTATTGGCTGCCTCTACGATTTTTATCGCTAATCGCAGTGGTGAGGTTTTTTGGAACTTTGTTCTTGAGCATGTTGTGATAATCGCCGCTGTATTAACAGTAGTAGTTTTTATTTTGTATTTGATTTCAAACTTAACGGAAGATGATGATAAGATGACCTTAGGCGAAGAAATGCAAGATGTTGGTGAACGTCTTAAGCACCTTGCCCGTCGTCTTAGGGGTTAATTCTGTCATTTACGGCCCCGCAAAAGAACAATCAGTATTTTATGACAACGTCTGCTACTTCCAATATTTTATCCCTTTTAGTGTATTTACGGATTGCGGGAATACTAGTATTTGGGTTATCATATTAAAAAAGGAG